CATCACCCCATTGTATAGCTTGAATAGCCTCAGTACATTCTTCGGGGCCAAACCATTCTGTAGGCTCGTCATTAAGTTTTATGCCTACGCCCCATACTTTAAATAGATCTGAGTTGACGTATTGCACAGTATTGAGATGTTTTAACGAATGTTGGACATCGTAATAAGTTTCAAAGTCTAGTGTAATTATATTCATGGTTTTTTAGTTTGTTGTATTAGCTGACGCCAATGTTCGTAATCTCCTTTTTTCGCGCGTTCCCAACCGACTTTGGAGTTGAACATATTGTAGGCAATACTCATTCGCACTCTTTTGAACTGCATGTAAGGTGCATCTACATCAGAGTAAGTATATGGATGTTTGGTATTTCTTTTTACGTAAACGTAAGTTGACATATCGTTGTCCTAACTGATTGACATTTATCCTAAATGCTTTATGTTTAAGGCATAGGGTATCACAAATTTAAGTGGTGCTGTAATTTAACTAAATTTAAGGTGATTAAATGGCTACTATAGCAACTTTAAGAAAAAGTGGTAACGTAGAGAGTAATCAAGCTTTTAAAGGTTTCCCTGAAGGGCAAATGTTTGTAAGAAAAGCTACTATTACGACTCCTGTGTTAGTGCTTAATGATGTAATACAAGCTCTTGATGCTTTTGCAGGGGAAACTTTGCATGCCCTCAGAGTTGTATCTACTGATCTTGACACAAACGGATCTCCAGCAATTGTATTAGATATCGGTCATACAAATACTGATACTGAAACTACAGGTACTTCTACTGCAATTAAAGATGGATCTACTATTGCTCAAGGTGGTGGTATTGAATTATTCAGTTCGTTGAGTGCTGATGATGATGCGATCGAACCAATCGAGTTCAGTGCAGATACTACTATTGATATTCACGTACAAGTTGGACCTGGTACAGGTGCTGCTGGTACTATTACAGTTTACGGGTACTTTACTTAATAGTAGATATGCCTTAAACTTTAGGAGTTGATTTTCTCCTATAGTATCAATAAGTGTAAAAGGGCTTACTTCGGTAGGCCCTTTTTTTGCTTGTACAACTGATCACCCAGGGTGTATGCGTGATGCACATTTTGTTTATCTTTTACTACTAGTTCAAAGCCATCAAAATGCACAATACTGTTTTGACCTTGTTTGAGCAAGTAATCTTTAAGTTGAGATAGACTAGTCCATTCTTTAGTCAATAAAGGATCATCAAGTCTTTCTTGTGGAGAGGGGGGCGTTGCTTCTATAACATCGTTGATAAACTTTTTTACAATCTGATTAAGATCTGCACGCGTTATCATACGTTTCTTTTTATAGAACTTTTGTCCAAGGTTCATTCGTTCTTTGTCGGTTAGTTCAATTGATATATTAGTTTTCATCTTTTTTCCTTTTTCGTTTAGTTTTTATTGTTTCAGGTTTGGCGTTGCGCCTTCTAATCTTTTCCATCATTTCAATATGTTCTTTCATTGTCATCATGTTCTACCTCATACATTAGTTTACGTAAGAACCAGTCAGCTTTTTGTAAGTCTTCTAAGCCATTTTTCTTTTCATACCGCCACAAGTATTTAATTATGGTAGCTTTTAAATAGCCATGAAATTGATCTTTAGTAAGACTAGCTTTGATCGCGTCAATACATTGTATGTCGCTATACTTATAGTGTTCCGGATCAATTTTGTTGGTCATTTAACTTTTTTACTGCTTCCTGTTCTAGTTTCCAAATCTGTCGAATAGTTTCCTTTTCGTTTTTGTCTTTTGTAGTGTTATAGACTTGTATTAAATGCCGTTGCATTTCTGATGGCGGTGGCATATCTTTTAAGTCTATTACATCGGTGAGCATATTTGCAAGCTCATCCATAAACTCATCGTCATTCCCAATCATGTTTCTCCTCTGGTTGTTCTGTATGTTTTTTAATGCCTTTGATTTCGTAAAACCAATTAGGCGCTGATCTACCTTTACTCCAAGCGGTAGCGTCTTGAATGTATTCTTTACCTAATGCTAAATATTTTTGATAGGATTTTTCAATATCATAACCGTAATAATAGGTATATTCTGTTTTATATTCATCTGGCATGCACAATGGAGCGGTAGTAAATAGTTGATACATGGTGTTGCTATTACGAGGAATATTTTTTGGTATTTCTTGTAGCGGTTTAGTTAGATCAGCACAAGCATGTTGCTTTTCATATCGAAGAAAATATTCATAAGTTAAATGTACAAAGAGTGTATAAGTCCACCAATAAGCTTTAAAATCTGTTTGTACCCATTTTACCGCTGGGTGGTGTGTGTAAGCAGCTTTATATAAATTATGTCTGTCTGCGTATTGATCTCCGTCTAACTCTCTGTGTGCAGTGCATAATATTTGAGCTGTTTCTAAAACCATTTTTACTAAAAGTTTATCTGGTAAATCAGTGGCTGATTTAACAGGATCGGTATTTGTTATGAATATGTTCATTGTGCTCCTAATAGTTTAAGTTTAAATAAAGTTTCTTTGTTTACTGCAAATATATTGTAGTCTGGAACAAACCAAGTTCTTTCTTCAGTTGCTTTGTCTACTTGTTTTTTAATTGGAATTGTTTTCCAAGTAAAAGGACTAGCGTAAAATGTTTTTTTATAATGCCAATAATCTTTTTCTGGGTCACTAGTATTATGGTCTAGAGGATAATGGTGCATAGGAATAACTACATTGTTTTATTATGTAAAATAACCTGTTTGGGGTATTTGTTGTTGAGCGAAAGCATTGTATCTATGCACTTTCATACGACCATTACGCGGGCCAAATTCTTTTATTTGAGCACGCACATACCGTTGACTATGATGAATAATAAGCCATTCATCTTCTTGAAAAACATCTTTGTGTTGGATTTTACCGTTACGAAATAGATCAATAAAACTACTGTAACGTCCAATACTGTAATATTCTTTTTGTAATATTAGATCCCTAATTTCTTCAGGGCCAAAAGAATAACCATCTCGAACATAGGGTATTCCTTGTTCATCACACCAACGCGATTCTGCATTGTTGTATATATGGGCATTTCTATACATATTTTTCTCCTATAAGTCAGTTAAGATTGTTACTTTCTTTAACATTTCTTTACCAAATTCTTTTTCAATCTTTTTTTCAAGATTCTTTTTAATTTCTTTTTTAACTTTTTGATTTGTAATTTTTTCTTTTGTAGACATTTATTTCTCCTTTGTTAAGCGGAGTTTGAGTAGCTATGAAAGGTTTTAAATAACCTATCGGCTCTCTACTCAAACTCCTTTTTAAGAGTTTTTTGAGCCGAATTCAGGGCAGCAGTTAGCTTGGTATCAGGGCATCCGCGGTCGTGTGATTTATAAAATCACCTTGGACTAACCATGCTAATGTATCGCATGTAACTTTGAATTAGTTGTAAATAATAGACTGCTGGTTCGAGTCGTATACGCTTTCGGACCTCTAGTCGCACTAGGTCGAACAGCCGGTCGTATCAACTAACTACTGCTAGTGTTAAGTGTAAGAGTTAAGCTTGGTATCTGCTATTGGGCAAGGGTGAGGTTATTGTGTATTATAGAGCCTCACTTAAAACCATTCTCGCTTTTTACAAAGAATACACCTTACCAGGTATCCCTACTTGCAATAAGGTCGTATCAACTTAACTCTTACGATAAGCTCTTTTTAAAAAAGCTCTGTGATCTTGTTCATATTCATCAACATTATCATATGGTTCTTCGTTGTAATAAGATCTTTCTTTACAGTTTTCTTTATACATTTGCCATACAAATTTATGATAACTTGAATTGTTCAATAAATTGTTCATAGTAGTCTTCTAAAAATGGATATTCGTTTTCAAAAGCCTCTTCTACTACTGCCTCTAGTTCTTTAGTCGCAGCACTGTTGTACATGTAATTACTAAAATTTTCACTAAAATATACAAAGCAAGCTTCTGAGTAAGTTACATCTTCTTCTAGTAAAAGACTTAGAATTTTAACTTTAGGATTAGGATGGAGTTCACTAAACT